AACACCTGATTCCAACTCAGGTATGCGCTTAGCTTGTGGTGCTTGAACCCAACGACGGTTCCCTGGAGCCACGGATGCCGCTTATCCTGCACGATGTCGCCCTTCCTGATGTTCATCCCGTCACCGCCTGATACAGCGCGTGGGCGAGGGCGGCGGGGGGCTCCGCGTCATAGCAATGCTTGGTCCGCCAATTCGGGTTCCGCCCGTCATAAACGGTGCCACGAATGACCGTATCTCCATACTCCGGGGAATTGATCGACCAGCTACGGGCGTTCTCGTCTTGCTTTCTCCACGCCTCCGCCGCCCGGACGGCGGCGACGAGGTCAGTGGAGTAGTCGTCTATCGGCAACCACGCAATCCGCTGATTTGCGCCGTCGATTTCTTCGCGGCGGTATCCGTAAAAAATCTCGACGGTATACCCCTGGCACTTCTCCGCAATGATGCGGTCATGTTCTCTTGTCCAGGTCATACTTTGTTCCTCCTCTTCTTCTCCACCAACTCGATCAACACCTCTGCCTCCACATCCGCCTCCCGCAACTGCGCGCGCAGCTTGTTGAGGCTGGCTGCCGTCCGCTGCGGCCACCACGTTTTGATTTCAAACAGCGTATTCATTAACGCCTCGTCCTTGGCGTCGATCATGCTGTCGAGGTCCGCGAACAGCTTGCGCTTCTCGGCGACTTCTGCGGCGGTGCGCCGGGAGCGGGGATGGGGTTTGGTGGGGGTCATGATTTGCTCCGTGCCGCGTCGATGGCGGCGTTGCGGGCCTTGCCGTGGTGGTAGCGCCTGCGCCACGGCTGGGCATCGCACGAGATCACCATCCACCGGATGCCCACGCACACCCACCGGCTTCACCCGCTCGATCGCCTCGGGGCCGATGACGACCTGGACATCCGGCACATACGACCGCGCGACGACCGGCTTGGGCCTGGGGGCGGCGACGCGCACCGGCTTGGGCTTCACCACCCGTGGCGTCCGCGCCTTCTTCCGCGCCGCGTTCTCCGCATCCCGGATGGCCCGGAGCTTCTCCGGGTGCCGCTCGCGCCACTTCTGCGCGTTGCGGGACTCGGCTTCTTTGCGGTGGGCTTCACATAGGGCGTGGCGGCTGTTCTCTTCGCGGGGCGCGCCACAGACGGAGCAGGTGGTGCGGAGGGTGCGGGGTTTACGCGGCATTCACCATCCTCCCCCACGTCTCCCAATCCACCACGATCACCGGCTGCCCCGGCACCCGCAGCCACGGGCCTTTCGATGTCACGGCCTCCACGGTCACATGCACGTTTGACCGCGTGACATCGCCGATGGTCGGGTGCCAGGTGATCCGGTGGACGGATCGCAGTTCGGGGCGGGTGAGTTTCTCGATTTCCATTCGTTCCTCCATTCGGTATTCTTCGATCTGCCATCGCGGGGTGCGCTCGATGGCGGGGTCGTCGGGGTCAACGCGGCGTAGCATCTTCGGACTCCTTCCACGGCTTCAGCATGTCCATCGCCTTATGCCAGTCACGATTGGCGTGCGCCGAAAAGCAGTACACGAACGCCTTGTCGCCGTAGTAGTACCGTCGCCCGTCAAGTTCCCGCCGTGCCGACTCCCGCGAAAAAAATGGACCAGCGTGGACAATGTACTGAACGCGCTTCGTTTTGGTCACAATCGCCCACCATGGATCGCTCGTGCCGTCGTTGCTGGTGAACCCGAGGAATATGGCCGCGAGTTCGCGGAGCGTCTCCTCTGCTGGCTTACGCATCCGTCCCCTCCGGCGCGGGCGGCATGGGCAGGGCGTGGGTGGGGGTGCCGATCACGTCGCCACCGTCCAGCCTGCGCCACATCTCCGATTGCTCCCGCCACTTGGCGTACACCCAGCGCTCATAGAACGGCTCCCATACCTGCCACGGTCCACCATCCCGATGCTTCTCCCCGATGGGCTCCGGGACCGTCAGCCGTGCGGCGGCGAGGAGGGTTGGGAGGGCGTTGTGGGCGAGGGCGATGAGGCGAGAGTCGGCAGCGCTGATGAACCCGGTCAGCCGAAAACCCGTCTTTGGGCCGTCGTAGTATCCTTGGCCTGCTTCGATGGCCCAATATCTTTCGTCAGGGTCGTCGTCAATCCCAGCGTTCGGGACCAGCGTTATCTCTCCCTCCGTCGCGGCCTTCAGCGCCGCCTCCAGGGCGTCGAGTTGTTCCGTGGTGAGTCTCATTCCCCCTCCAGCCGCGCCAGGGCGGATTTGTATGCGGTCGCGACCGCGTGTTGATCGTTCGACAGAATGCGGTAAAACGACTTTCCGTCCATCGTCGGCGTGCCGTTGGCGATCTTCCAGGCTTCGGCTTCCAGTGCCGCCTTCGCCACCTCGACGTTTTCCAGGGCCTCGGCCCCGGCGAGGAGGGCGGCGCGAGTCTCCGGCGAATACTCGCTAAACGCTACGCTTTCCGCCATCTCCCGCAGCCGCAAGGCGTGCTGGTTATTCGGCATCCTGCACCCCCTCCCCCGCCCGAAGCGCATCAGCCCGCTCCCGGCACCACGGCCCGATGTCCGCCCGTTCGCCGTTGTCGACTTGGGCGTCGAGCCACGCTAGAACCGCCTCGCGTCGCTGCTGGGCGAGCCAGTCGAGGTCGGGTTGGGCGCTGTCAATGGCGTCTCGGCATTGCTGGACCGAATCAAAAAACTCGACTGAGCCATCTATCTCAAAGTCAAACTCATGCAGTTCGTTGAGCAGTGCTTTGATCGCCTCCACGGCCCGAGCTTCGCCGGCGCGTGCGAGGTCGAGGTCGGCTTGGTGCTTGGCGTCCCGCTCAGCCAGCCAAGCCCGTGCAGAATCGGCGTTGCCGTATGCGGCCCACACAGCATCATTCGTTGGCAAGCCGTTCATGACGTACCGCAGCGCCTCCTGCGCCCGTGCTGCCATCGTCCGCCTGTCTTCCGCCTCGGCCTTCGCCGCGTCGCGCTCGGCCTCGCAAGCCTGCCAGCCCCGCCGCAGCGAATCAACCTGCGTCATGAGGCTTACCTTGTCGTGGTCAATCTTCATCTCCCCCTCCCGTGGCGTCATCAGATCGTGGTGGATGTCCATTAGCGGGCCTCCTTAATGGCCTTGTCGATGGAGGCATTGCGGTCGGGGTGCGATACCTCTATGAATAGACCCTGCTGATCTAGCCATTGGACCCACCACAGTTTTTCTAGGTCCGAGTAGGTAACGTCCGCACCGTTGCGCTCACACCACCGCGCCCGCTCGGCGTCGGCACGGAGCGCGGCGAGGTCGGCTTGCTGCTGCACCCCCTTGGCCTCCGCTTCCGCAACGCGGATACGCAGCCCAGCCATTTCCACGGCCAGGGCTTCGCGGTGGCGCTGGTCTTGCAGGGCGTGCATCTGGTCGTCGCTCATCGGGTCACCTCCGTCACTTCGATCTCGATCCACTCGACCTCGTAGCCTTCACCTGCTGGGTTCCCGGGTTCCGTGCATTGGCATGTAATCCAGCGGGTATAGCCCTGATCGTTTGTCAGCTGGTACTGCGTTTCGCCATCACACCGTTTGCACCGCTTCCGGCTCATCACTTCGCGCGTCACCGCCCCACCTCCGCCTCTTTCCACGCCGCAACGACCTCACCCCGCGCCGCCGCAGCCGCAGCATCGAACCCGGCGCGGAACCGGGCCTCACCTTCCGCCAAGGCGAACAACGCGCGGGAGACGGCACCAACCGCCACGCTGAGCCACAGGATCACGTGGTAGAGCCCGTCGCGCCCGGTGGTGCGGTGGCGGAGGAAGGGGAGCATCAGGGCGGCGCACGCGAGGAGGGCTAGGGCGGGGATCATGCCGTCCTCCAGACGCGGATGGTTTCGGCGTCGATAACACGCTGGCACAGCTTGAACCCGGTCCGCCGCTCCCACATAGAAACACGAGTGCCGTAATGCTTGGGAGCCTTAAAGCTATCGCCAACATCAAGGGCTTTTATGTTGGGTATGATTTTCGCAGCATTCCCACCTTTTGCGATGGGGATCGGTATGCCTTTCTCGATCTCAATCTTCATCATCCTCTCCTCCTTCCTCCGCCCCGTCCGCATCGGACGGGGGTTGTGTGTCTGGTTGCCAGAGCCACTGGGCGCTGGCGAAATCGTGGCGGTCGCTGGTGGGGAGGTCGTCAGAACGGGGCGTCGCCATCGGTAACATCCGGCATCCCCGTATCGAACTCATCCCGTTTACGCTCACCGCCGAACGGCGACGGCGCGTTGACCAACTCTTTCGGCGGATTGCGTTCCAATCGCGGGAAAATGCCGGTCAGCTTTATGCCGTACTGGTCGTCGTCATTGGCCACGACGGACGCCTGCTTTTCGGACAGCTTTGCGTTGATCTTGCGGATCCAGTCGGGCCCGGCCATGTCGTTGGCAGTGCAGCCAAGTTTGACCAGCGTCTCGCCTGTCTTATCCTTCGTGTTGGGCGTGAGGAACTTGAAGACCGAATCCTGGGTCCCGTCAGCAAGTCGGACGGCGAACTCCAGAGCGTGAGTCTTGTTCTTGCCGAGTTCGACGTGCCGCACCCCAATGATTCGGCAGTCGTAAAACTGACCGTGTTCGTAGGTCACGCTGCCACCTCTTCACCCTTCGCCGCCTGGAGCTTCTCGGAGAGCGACGTTACCAGCGTGGACGCCGCCATGCGGCTCTCCGTCTCCTGAACCACCGTATCGACCAACTCGCCAACCTCTTGCATCGACGCCCCGATGACGTCCGGCGCGTGCCACCGCTGAAAGTTGGAAATCATGCGGGCGAACAGCATGTTTTTCGGGACCTTGTCGTAGTTTCCCGGCTTCCGCTTGCCGTCCTTCTCTTCCTTGCCGCGTGCGTTTTCGACGTACCCGGCCTTATTCGCCTCTTCGATCGTGAACGCAAAGTCGAGCGGCTTATCTTCGGCGTCGGTAATCGGCTCGCCCTTGTAGTAGAAGCGATACTTGCTGATGGTGTCGTCGTGTTTGAGAACCTTCCACGAGTAGCCAGCCTGCCGCAAGAACAGCGCCTTGTACGTCGCCCGCATCGCGGGTCGTCCTCCAATGAGGTCGAGAGCTTGAAGGGATTGCCCGGCGCTGAGGCCGAAGTCCCGGCCAAGACACACGATATAGGTCGCCTGGTCCTCGGTGAGTCCAGCGCCCGCAGCGTACTTCTTGGCCACGATGCCATCAGAAATGGCCTGCTCTGCGGCCATTCGCGCCGATTGGTTCTCAACGATGTAATCAAGCGTCGAGCGGCTTTGCGGTTGCGCTGCCACCGCCTGCGCCTGTTGAATCTGCTCCACGAGGGGAGCGGTCTGTGTTGCCATGGTTATTCTCCTTCCCCGTTACGCCGGGAAAACGCGAAATGGACGGGACACGGACGGCTTGACGACCGCCTCGTATACGTCCGGGAACTTGGATTTGAGCGCCTTGGAATCGACGCGCATTGATGTCTGCGGCTTGTACCCAACACGGAACCCTGGAGCGGTTGCACCGGCACGGTCTTGCAGCAGTCGCGTTGCCTCTTCCTTCACCGCCTCCATCGCCTCCTCTGCTTCGTCGCGAACGTCGCGAAGCTGAAGGTACTCCTGCGCCAAGTCGGCCAGCGCCGGGATCTCGTCGCCCGTGTCGGTGGCGTCTACGGATTCAAGCAACGCGACGCCTTGGCACGAATGCCGCCACTCGCAGGACTGGCAGCGCTTATCGGACACCGGCAGGCGGTCGGGTTCGCCTTCACCCTGGACCATGGCCCAGAACTGCGCCACCATCTCGCGAACAAGGTCGAACGCTTGCGCGTCGAAAGTGACCTCGAAGTGATCGAACCGCCAGTTGCTTGGTTCGAGAATGGCGAACGCGCCCCAGCGATAACCAGCGTGCCCCATATACCACTGGATCTGAAGTTGGTACGAGAGCGGCAGGCCTTCCTTCTGGAACTTGCGAAAGTTGCGTTCGTTGGCCGACTTCGTTTCGAGGATACCAGGGCCGCGTGGATCGTTTAGGATAATCCGGTCGGGTTGGCCGATCTCGTAATCTTTCTCGCCCTGGATCGTCTTGCGCCGCCGCACCGTGTTGCCGGTCTTCGCTGTGTACTCCTCGACGATCAGCGGTTCCAGCTTCGTGCCACGGATCAGGTGTCCTTTGAACTCGATGGCGTAGTCGGGCTCGATGCCTCGCTTCTGATACCAGAGCTTCCGAGCGCATCCGTAAGGCGGCGCGTTCACTACGCTGCCGATGTCACTCCCGCCGATGTGTTTCGTTCTGTCCATGTTTCCTCGTTGAGACAATACGGGGCCGCTGCGCTGCGAGAGCGCCGCTTCGTTGGTTTGGCCCCGATGGACCAACCTAGGGTTCCACGCTTTCCACGGCGCACGAATCCGGTTAGCGACTAAACGGCGAGCGCCTCCTTTTTCGTAAGTTAGGCCGATCTATCCGGACCAAGCCGGATTAGTTCCAAAACTGCAAGATATTGCCAAACAGCGACGCCAGGAAAAACCAGAGCAGCGCGTCGGCCCAGCGCTCGGAACGACGAAGGCGATGCGCTAGATGTCGCGTGCAGTGTTCGGCGTAGGCATTGCGCCAGCGGATAGCTTCCTTGATCGCCAACTGTCTATCTTCGGCGGGTAGCACCGCGGTTGCGTCAAACTGCGCGGCGCGGGATTCGAGTTCGTCTTTGCATGTCCAGTTCATAGTGTTCTCCTCGGGATTCCCCCACCCTCCGGCTAGCCTAAGCCAGCCGGGCCGGGTCGGGTGGGGCGTCAACCGTTACGTTCGCTACTTAATCCTCTACTCCTTGACAAATAAGAATGCCTCGTTACCCTGGGCGGGTGGCAGTGAAGCCAAGCAAGACCATGCGGGGCTTGCTTCGTTCCACTTCCTTGCGGAGCCGCTCCTGCTCGTTCCGCTCCTCGACCACCACCGCACCCTTTGCGATGTAGTGCTCGATCATGGCCTTGGCGGACGATTGGGACTCGATGGCGCGGCGGGTCATTGGCGCACCTGCCAGGCGAGTTGCAGGCCAACCGCAGCATTGAAGATCAGCACCGCGCCAACACCACCGAACGCCATGCGCTCAAATAGGTACAGGTGCGGGGTGGCTAGGGCGTGATAGCCGCAGGACACGCCACCGGCAAGCATGGCCAAGGCCATGAGGGCTACTACGATGGCCGCCTTCACCGGGGCCTCCCGATGTCGCAAATGATCAGATACCCGAACCCGATCACCAGCGCCATCGTAAACGCAAACTGGATCGCTTCGCCGGGTGGGATGTTGAGGATGGCGGCTGTCATGCGGCTACCTCCGCCGCCTGCAACTGCGCCAACCGCATCCGGATATATTGCGCCTGGGTAAGTTTGCACGCTGCGGCTTCCGATTCTATCCACGCTAGCTGATCGGCCTCCAATGCTACGGTGATACGTTTTGTATCGCTTTGCGTCATTTCGTTGCGTTCTGCGTCCATGTGGCAAGATTACGCCAGGTGACCGCCGGTTGTCCACAAAAATTACGAAACAATTTTTGAGCGGCGAAAATTCTTCCCCTGAAACGAAAAAAGCCCCCGCCGGTTAGGGCAGGGGCTTGAGTGTCTACGGCAGTGCGGCCGGAAGGGGTGTCAGTGCTTGACTTGGACCGGTGGGATTGGGTGGCGGCCATCCCCTGAGACGCAAGAGACCCCGCGCTAGGCGGGGTCATGGGGGCACGGGCGGCGGCGAAAGCGGGCCGATACCGCAGCGCCGCACCGCGGGCACGGTGCCAGCTTGGGCGGCTTCCCCGGTGGCCGCTTGCGGCGGGCGAGTTCGGCTTCGAGCGCTTCACGGGGGATGCGGGAGAGGTCGGGAATGCGGGTCATGTCTTCCGCCACAGCCCCTGCCCGTTTCGCAACGTCACGACGCGCCCTGCTGCGCCTTTGGCGGCTTCGAGCTTGGCAAATGCTTTGGCCGCGGCGAAGCCGGGGATCTCAAAGGTCTCGATCTTGTGATTGCGGAACGACTCGCCCGGCAGAACCGGTGTGTCGAAGGTTTCGATCCGGACTCGGTAGTTCGTCATTACGCCACCGCCCCCGACTGGTCCCGCTCCACCATCTGCGCCGCGATCTCCTCGCAGCGGTAGCCGTCGCCCTCTAACCGGGCGATGGCCAGGTCATAGGCCAGTTCGTCGCCATCGGCAGCGGCACGGCGCAGCGCGTCCATCTTGTCCACCGCGTAGGTGGGCAGCAACCCGCCGTCAGTGGCGGATTCCATACAGGCCAGCTCGTTGGCGGCCCAGGTCTTGAATTTCGTATCCATCTTGCTTTCTCCTCAGCCGCCTCAGCGGCTTCTCTCTACACCTCCAGAATACACATACTCCACAGTATGTGCAAGGGAAAAACGCACGCCCCAAATAAAAAAGCCCCCGCCGGTTAGGGCAGGGGCTTGAGTATCTAAGGCAGTGCGGGCTTTACCACGTCTGAATTTGGACGCGCTTCCATGCGCCGCTCGAAACGCAGAAATACAGATAATCCACATCCCCGGCGATGGTTCCTGCCGTACACGCTGCCGCCGCTGAGGCTGGAGTCGTCGGGCCAACGACCAGAGACCAAGGGGCCCAAGCCGCGCCGTTCCATCGGAGCAGTTGTCCAAGGGTGGCGGAGGCCTGCGTAATCTGTGACGGCGTGAACATCGTTCTCGGCGTCGGCACGGTTGTCGAGCGGATCGCGCGGATGGTGGTCGCGCCGGTCGGGACAACCCACGTTTCTGACCAGCCCGCGCCACTCGTGGGCGAATAGCGGGCCGTGTACGACGTCCCGGTGGGCGTGATGGCGTCGTTGGGGTAGAGCGAAATCGAGAACGCGCCGTTCGTGACGGTCACAGTCTGCGACCAGCCGGAGAGCGTTTCCGAGCCAGCGTAAAGCGGCTGACTCGTCGCCGGGTTGTTCAATGTCACGACGACCGTACCGCTCCAGTTGCCGCCCATGGGCGTTTTGATAGTGTCGGTGATAGTCACGGTCGTCTGCGCGTGCAGCATCGCCCCGGCGAAGGCCAGGTAAATCAGTAGTTTCATGGTGCTCCTATTTGTTCGTTTCCGCGTTGACCTTCGCCAATGCGTCGGTGAGGAATTTCGGCAAGCGCCAGCCCGCGCGGCCGACGTTCTCGGCGATGCTGATGAGTTCAGTGGCACAGAACCAAGTCGCCGTCATGGAGGCGAGGTCGAAGCCGATCGGGTGCGCTGCGACAAACGCATGGATGGCCGCGATCAACAGCAGCGCCACGGCCTTCTTCACGAATCCTCGGCGCGATACATCCGACGACACCGCGCCGGTTGACCACGCGACGAGAAAGCCCGTAGCGAAGTCGATGGCTTGCAGCATCAGGAGTGCTTGCAGTGCCACGCTCATTGACAGAAACACCCCCATGATTGCGCCCGGTAGGGCCAGGATCATTTTCTTGTCAGCGGTTACGGTCATTCCGGCTTCCCTCCCACCGCCTTAACGATCAGCACCTGGAACTCCGCCAGCTTCTGCATTGCGTCGGCCAAGGCTTCCTCGTTGACGACGTCTCTGCCGGTGATCCGCTCAACCTCGCGGGCAATGAGCGGCGCGGACCATTCGAGCGTCCGCATGGCGTTCTGCAGCTTCTCCGGCCCCGCGCCACCCGCGGATTCTGCGGCCACGATGGCGCTGTAGACCGTCTGCGCCACGGCTTGGAACGGCGGCGGCGTGAACATCAGCGCGATGGGCGCGGCGGTCTTCACTCCGCGCCCCAGTTTCTTCAACCAGCCCCACGCCATTACGGCCGCTCCAGGTCGTTGTACACGCGCCGGTAGCCATCCTCGCCATTCACGGCAATCTGGTAGGCGGCGTCGTGGACCTCGATCATCCGCTCGAACTGGCCCATGTCGTAGCGCAAATGGAGGTGGATGGGCTTGTCTGCCGGAAATCCTTCCCGGACCATCTCCTCGGCGTCGAAGTAGGTCTCACCCACGCCGCCGCCGTTGGCGACCAGCTTCGGCGTCGGCAGGCCCATGCCGTTCCGGTAGCGCATGGACTTCGCGGAGAGCTCCTCGGCGAGCAACCGGCCTTCCTGCACGGTCGCTGTGTCGGTGTCCAGCTTCCCGGCGAAGGTCGCCTGATACTTCTTCAAGATGTCGGGCTTGCCGACTTTTACGATGCGATCAAACATTTTCAGTCTCCAATGTTTCAATGGTTTCGGGTTCGCCAAACGTAGCCGCCAAGAGCCATATCTGCCGCATGTCGTCATCGGCCACACGCAAGCATCCGAACGTGGGTCGCAAATACGCCCAGACCGCCGCCCGCCCCGGTGCGCCGCCGTGCAGCCAGATGCCAGAGCGTTTCGACGCCCGCAGCGCGTCCCCGCTGATCGGGTTCATCGTTATGACCGGATGTACACCGTAGGTTGACGCCGGGGACACTGGGCCACGCTTGCCGCACTGCCACAGCCCCGTAGGCGTGTCGCCGAACGGTAACAGCGGGTTCCGTGTCGGGTTGCCTTCCTGGCGTGCCCGTGCGTTGTCGGAACGCCCCAGAACCGGGCAACGGTGGATAACCGCGCCATCGTCGAGGGCCACGAGTTCGCCGGGGATGTCGCGATTCTTGGGGAGGGTTGCGCGGAGAATCACGGCTTCACCCGATAGTGCGGAATGCGGCGAAGGCCCGCCGTGGTCGGGATCTTAAACTCACGCATTGCGACACGCCCGGAAGCGATGCCCGAAGAAAGCAAGGTCGAAGTGTGGGGCCGCTTCAAGCCCCAGGCGTCGGCCCATTGCTGCGCAGTGCGCCATCCGTCCGGGACTTCCTCGGAGTTCGCGTTGTCCATCTCGCGCCGGAGCAGTGCCAGCGCCTCTAGAGCATCCATCGGACATCCTCCTTCTCGCCGTGACGGCATGGCCACGATTCGAGGTATAGATGCGATTGCGTGTCACTAAAATAGCCCCAGACCATGCCGTGTCCCCAACGGAGCGTGTTGCGCCGATCTGCCGCATAGTCGAACTTGTACGGGTCCCCCATCATGCCGACGCACCACGCTTGATCCGCCAGTAGATTCCGCGCGATGGCTGTTCCCGGAACATGCAGATGGGCAATTACGCAGCGCCCAAAGGCTTCAGCATGGTCCCGAATGGCCTGCTCGTTATACATCCACCCATGGCCCCATTTGGTCCCGCCGAACTCGTGCCAGCCGCCGCGCTGCCGGTAGGGCTTGACGATTGTTCCATTCTCCCGATCTACTTCGGCCAAGTCGTTGAACAACGCCGATGCCGCAAAGCGGATGATCTTGTTTGGGTGATTCGATAGCTTCGTCACCCGGTTGTCGTGGTTCCCGAAGCACCGATGAGTAGGTTGGTACATCTCCAACCAACGCTTTGAAGCCGCGAAGTCCTCGACTAGATCTTGGTCAAGATCACCAGCCCCCGCGCCCGTGCGGAACGCGGCCCAGTCGTTAATATCCCCCAAGTCGATGGCCACATCGGGCTCGAACTGGCGCTTGAACTCCAGCACAGCGGCTGCAGCGACGGGGCATATCAATGGGCCGTGAGTGCACCCCACGGCCATGATCTTGCGCCAGGAGGACATCGGCTACGGGACCGCCACCTTCGCCGATTCCCGCAACTCGGTGACTTCAACGCTGACGATCTCGATTTCCCCAAGCACCCAGGACGCCCCCGAGTCGTAGGTCGGGTGGACCTCGGCGAACTGCACGACCGTATCGAGGTGGCCGTTTCTGCGGTAGGTCATGGCGATGCGATA